CTAAAAAGCGTAAAGAAGATCCAAATCCAAACAGAAAAGGGAAGGCAAAGAACGTGACTCAAGAATCTTATTCAGACTGGAGAAAAGACCTTGATGAGGGTAAGAAAGATGCTTGTTATCATAAGGTCAAGTCTCGTTATTCTGTGTGGCCTTCTGCTTATGCTTCAGGTGCTCTCGTAAAATGTCGTAAGGTTGGTGCTGCTAACTGGGGCAATAAGACTAAGAAAGAAAGTTTCTCTAACTGGAGAGAAGATATGCTTCTTGAAGGTCTTGAGGATAAACTCAAAGGAATGACTGCATCGCAGATAGAGGACCTTATTAAGGCAAATAAGGGTGCAGAAGATAAGATTAGAGAAACTCTCGCAAAAATGAAGAGTGCTACTCCAAAACCTCAAGGAAAAGGAGCACAACTTCCTAATATACCAAAAACTACCGAAACTTATAGGAGAGGTGGTGGTGAAGGTCGCACAACCTATCAAAGAGGTGGTAGTGATCGTGTAAGTTATCAAAGAAGACAAACTGTTACTAGAGCAGATGTTCAGGGAGGGACAGAGGCAGCGAAACGCGCCGCTTCGGGTCAAGGTAGATATAGACCAGGAACTGGAGTTACTCCAGATTTCAAATTGGACCCTAAATTCAAACCACCAGGTTCTCGTGGTATGAGTGGTAGAGTTCGTGGTCGTGGAAAATTGGGTCTTGCAATAGGTGCAGCAACTTTAGCAGCACCCTTTGTTGTTGGTGCAATTAAAAAAGCATTCAATAAAGAAGATTATAACTATTCAAATTGGAGAGATGATTTTCAAGCAACTGAATATGAAACTGTTGATATCATCAAACCAGAACCCCTTCAACCATCACAATCAGTAATTGATGAGGGTGGTAAAAAGTGTTGGAAAGGTTACAAGAAAGCAGGAACTCAAAAACTGTTTGGTAAGACCTATAACCGTTGTGTAAAAGCACACTTCTCTGATTGGAGAGCAGATGTGAATCTCCAAGAGAAGAAAGCAAAAAAAGATTATGATGGTGATGGTAAAATTGAAACTGGTGAAGAAGAGTACAAAGGTTCTAGAGATAAGGCGATTAAAAAAGCAATTGCAATGAAAGAGGACTGGCAGAAATCAAACCGTAACGATGGTGTTGATGGTATGAGTCAGAAATCTGTTGATGCTTACAAGCGTGAGAATCCAGGTTCAAAGTTACAGACTGCGGTAACTGGTAAAAACCCTAAAGGTAAAGATAAAAAGAGACGTAAGTCTTTCTGTGCTCGTTCCAAGGGTCAAAAAGATATGCACAATATTGATTGTTCCAAAACCCCAGAGAAGAAAATCTGTAAAGCGCGTAAGCGTTGGAGGTGCTGATGAAAACTTTTAGTCAGTTTAAAGAGCAGATGGTTGCTCCAACTAATCAAGTTGTTAAAGGTCAAAGACTTCTTGATTTAAGAACTTCAGATGAAAAAATGACTGCTTTGAAAAAAAGAGCACAAATTTGGAAAGATAATAATCTCTATAATAAAAAACCATAAGATTAGAACTTTGTTATGAGTGAACAGTATCTTGGTAATCCCAATCTAAAAAAAGCAAATACGGAGATTGAATTTACAGAGGAACAAATTATTGAGTTTCTCAAGTGTAAAGAAGACCCCGTTTATTTTGCAAACAATTATATTAAAATTGTTTCTCTTGATGAGGGATTAACACAATTCCATCCATATCATTTTCAGGAAAAATTAATTAACAATTTCCATGCGAATAGATTCAATATTTGCAAAATGCCAAGACAGACTGGTAAATCCACTACTGTGGTATCTTACCTTCTACATTACGCTGTTTTTAACGATAGCGTTAATATTGGCATCTTAGCAAACAAGGCAGCAACTGCAAGAGAACTTCTTAGTAGACTACAGACTGCATACGAAAACTTGCCTAAATGGATGCAACAGGGTATTATATCCTGGAACAAAGGATCTATGGAGTTAGAAAATGGCAGTAAGATACTGGCAGCTTCTACGTCTGCGAGTGCTGTCCGAGGTATGTCTTTCAACATCCTCTTTCTCGACGAGTTCGCGTTCGTCCCAAATCACGTTGCTGACTCGTTCTTTGCATCTGTTTATCCTACTATTACTTCTGGTAAAAACACCAAAGTAATCATTGTATCCACGCCACACGGTATGAATCATTTCTACCGTATGTGGCACGACTCCGAGAAAGGTAAAAATGAATACATTCCAACTGATGTTCATTGGTCCGAGGTTCCTGGAAGAGATGATGTATGGAAAGAACAGACGATTGCTAACACATCTGAACAGCAATTCAAAGTTGAGTTCGAGTGTGAGTTTCTTGGTTCTGTCAATACCCTTATAAATCCATCAATTCTTAAGAATTTAATCTATGAAGATCCTATTCAAAAAAGTGCAGGTCTAGATGTCTACGAGAAGAAGCAAGAGGAACACAACTACCTTATTACTGTCGATGTTGCTCGTGGGTTGGGCAACGATTATTCTGCATTTATCGTTGTTGATATTACAGAGTTCCCATATAAGATAGTTGCAAAATATAGGAACAATGAAATTAAACCAATGTTGTTCCCAAATATTATTCAACAGACAGCAAAAGCATATAATGATGCTTGGGTGCTAGTAGAAGTCAATGACATTGGAGAGCAAGTAGCAAGTATTCTCCATTATGACTTAGAATATGAAAATATGTTGATGGCGGCAATGAGGGGGCGTGCTGGACAAGTTGTCGGGCACGGTTTCTCTGGTAAGAAATCGCAGATGGGAGTTAGAACAACAGCACAAGTTAAGAAACTTGGTTGTTCTAACCTGAAGACACTTATTGAAGATTTTAAACTTCTTACACTTGATTATGAAATAATTTCTGAGTTAACCACATTCGCTCAGAGACATAATTCTTTTGAAGCAGAGGAAGGATGCAATGATGACTTAGCAATGTGTCTGGTTATCTTTGCTTGGTTGGTAGCACAAGACTACTTCAAAGAAATGACTGACAATGATGTTCGTAAAAGAATCTATGAAGAACAAAAAAATCAAATTGAACAAGATATGGCACCATTTGGATTCTTAGATGATGGAATAAATGATACACAATCATTTACTGATGATAATGGTGATAGATGGCATACTGATGAATATGGTGATAGGGCATATATGTGGGAGTATTATTAATGGACTTAGATGACCAATTACAACTAGGTCATCTACTCCTGTATGAACGGGAGTGTAAAAAATGTGGTATAACTAAAAACTTGGTTGATGGATTTTATAGAACAAGAAAGGACAGAGGTCCAGTAGCATCTTCATATTCTTATGAATGTAAAGAGTGTGCTAAAAAGAGAGTTAAAAAAAGTAGTAATATGTGGGAATATCCTGATTGGTAAGTATCACGTCAGGATTCCCCATTCAAAATACCCCTTTTAATAAATAATTTCAGATAATTCTGGACCAAGGAGACCAAAAAGATGCCTCTAAATTTAGCATCTCCTGGAATTGTAGTAAGAGAAGTTGACTTAACTATTGGAAGAGTCGATCCAGTCTCTGGTGGCATCGGGGCGCTTGTTGCTCCATTCACCAAAGGACCTGTTGACCTTCCTCAATTGATCGAATCTGAGGATGATCTCTTAAACACTTTCGGCAGACCTTACTCAACCGACAAGCACTATGAGCACTGGATGGTAGCTTCATCCTACCTTGCTTATGGTGGTGTGATGCTTATTTCAAGAGCAGACGATTATAATGTATCAACAGGAGCAGGACTTAAGAACGCTTATGTTGGTGTTGCTAATAGCTTAAGAATCAAGAGTACAGAGCATTACGAACAACTCGGTTATGACGAGAATGCAATTACTAATGTAACTGTTGCTGCAAGAAATCCTGGTTCTTGGGCAAACGATATTAAAGTAGCAATTATTGATAGCAAGGCAGACCAAATTCTGACTGGTATTAGCACTGCAACACAGGCAACTTTCACTACTGCAAGGTCTGCAGGCGGCACGATTGGTGCAACGTCAACTGATATCACAGGTATTAATACCACTGGTATTAACGTCAATGATGCGGTTAAAGCAATTGATGGTGTTGTCGCTGCTGCATCTTCTGTTGCTTCTATTGGTATTGGAACAGTCACCTTAAATAATACTTCACTCAATACAGTATCAAGTACTCAAACGTTTGAATTTGGTACAAGAGGATCTTCTGGAATTGGACTTAGCGTTGGACATGGTGTTAAAGTTGATGTTCCTGCAAACACAGTTCTTGCTGGTTCTGGTTCTACCTCAGTTCTGACTGGTACTTTCCGAGGCATTATTAGCGAAATTGGAGAAAGTCAAATCAGCGTTAAGTTGGTTGGTCATGTCTCCACAGGAAATACATTCACTGCTGTAGATTATCAGCAAAATGGTGTTTATGCATTCCCAGAAAGTGGAACTGTAACTATTACCAATAACAAAAACAATACAGAACTTGGTAGTGCTGCATACACTGCTGAAAAGGACTGGTTTGAAAATCAAGTAATTCCTCTTTCTGTAGGTCAACTTGAATGGGATCAATTAGCAGATAGACCAGGTACTTCAGATTATGCTGCTGCAAGAGGTGGTAGATTTGACGAAGTTCACGTCGTTGTCATTGATGACAAAGGAACAATTAGTGGAAATGCAGGCACTATCCTTGAGAAGCACTTAAGTCTTTCTAAAGCAAAAGATGCAACATATTCTGTTGGTTCTCCATCTTACTGGAGAAAGTATCTTTACACCAACTCCGAATATATCTTTGGTGGTTCTGCACCTGCTGGTATAACAACCATTGCATTTGGAAATTCTCCACTGACTTATGAGTTGGATGATGATAGTGCTTGGGATCAAGATGCAAAGAATGTAAACTTTGCTGGTTGCGGTGCATTCACTGGAACACTTGCTGGTGGTACAAACTATGCTGCTACTGCTGGTGGCGATACCACAGATTACACAACTGCTGGTTCACTGTCATCTGGTCTTGATGATATTGTTTCTGGTCTGACCAAGTTTGAGAATACTGAAGAGTATGAAGTAGACTTCATTCTCATGGGTTCTGCAAACTACAGTAAGGAACAAGCACAAGCACTTGGTAATAAGTGTATTGCAGTTGCTGAAGCAAGAAAAGATGCTGTTGCATTCATCTCTCCATATAGAGGTGCATTCATTAGCGATAATGAAGTTGGAACTGTAACAGTTAATGGCATTGATACAATCACCGATAATGTATTAAGTTTCTTCTCTGCTGCAACTTCAACTACATATGGAGTGTTTGATAGTGGTTATAAGTACATGTATGACCGCTTCAATGACACCTTCCGTTATGTTCCTCTGAACGGAGATATCGCTGGTACTTGTGCCAGAACTGATATTGAACAGTTCCCCTGGTTCTCACCTG